ACCACCGAGACTGAGCTGGTCTCGGAGGACACCACTGAGGTGGTGGACACCCCGGAGGTTCCCGAAGGGGAGTTCAACCCAGCCGAGCACAACGTTGACGAAGTGCTCGACTATGTAGATGAGTACCCGGACGAGCTGCTCTCCGTCTACGCCCTCGAAGAGCAGGGCAAGGCACGCTCGACCCTGTTGAAGAAGTTGGATGACCGGCTCAACGAGCAGGCCGAACAAGAAGGAGAAGTAGATGTCTGAGAACGAGCGTGAGCTGACTGCCGAGGAGCGCGAGCGTCGGCGGCAGGAGCACAACGAGGCGGTTACTCACGGCGGGGTCACCCAGATCGGTGATTTCGACCGCGAGGTCCAGGAGGAGAACCGCCAGGAAGACGAGGAAGAGGCCAAGCGCGGCGCGTTCCTCAACGCCAATGACCCGGCGCTCCCGACCGTCAAGGAGGAAGACCTTGGCGAGACCGACGAGGAGGACCGCGACACTGGCGAGGTCGAGGAGCAGCAGGGCGACCACCCCGGAGAGAACTGAGCCATGCACTCGGCGTTCGGAGTCGATCACGGTGATCAGGTCTCTAAGAAGGCACCTGGTGGCAAGCTCGCAGGTCTGCTGAAGCCGTACTCTGGTGGCAAGGTCCCGCCTACGGGCAAGACCACCGGGGCGCTAAGTCGTCGGCTGCAGGAGAGGAATCCGGTGAGTCGTCGGATCGCTCCGTACAGCGCTGGCTCAGTGCCGGTACGCAGGGGCTAGCGGTCCTCGATGAGGATTCCGGACCCCTCCCCCAGATTCCTGGTCAAGTACAACCTGGTGATGATGTTCATCTGGGCATCGCTCACCATTCCGACCTTGATCTGGTGGAGGGAGTCCATCCTCTGGGTGGCGTTCATGAGCCTGTACGCGAACTTTGCAGCACACTTTGCAGCTTGGGATGCAGCTCGGGCTGAGGAAGCGAACGGAGATGACTGATGGCCTTCACCTATGACTCTCCTGCGGCTTCGGAAAAGGATGCTGTGCGGTTCCTGCTCGGGGACACCACCGACGACGGGCATCTGCTTGAAGACGAGGAGATCGACTGGCTGATCTCCAAGTGGAAGCCGGTCCACGGCACTACTGAGTATGTCGCTGCCACTGCAGCGGAGACCATCGCCGCCAAGTTCGCACGCGAGGCGAACTACTCCGCTGACGGTGTGAGCATCTCGCTGGCCCAGCTCGGCCAGCAGTTCCGCGAACTAGCTGCTCAGCTTCGCGAGCAGCACAAAAGCCTGCTCGTCGGGGGAACTCCTGATGTGGGCGGCATCACCCCCGGCGAGCAGCCTGACCCCAACATCCTGCCATTGGACTTCGGCACCGGGATGCATGACAACCCTGAAGCTGGTCGGCAGGCTTATGGCCAGCGTGACTACATCCAGGGTTACTACGACCCGTACACCATGCCAGGTGTTTGATGGCTAGCGTCTTTGGTATCTCGCCTCGGGCGCGTAACTACGTTCGTCGCCGCGCTACTGCGGTGATGCAGGCGTCGTGTCGGATCGAGCGGGTTACACCACCGACCTTCGACCAGGCCAGTGGTACTGCCACTGCTGGTGGTCGAACGCTGATCTACGAAGGTCCGTGTCGGCTCTGGGAAGTCTCAGGCGGTGCGCCCGTCGTGGTGGGTGAAGACGACATCGTGATGCAGTCCACCCAGCTCTCCATCCCTTGGGATGTTCCCGTAGTGCCGAAGAAGGACGACGAAGTGGTGATCACTGCCCACCCCACTGATCAGTACGTGGTGGGCAAGCGGTTCGTGATCGACTCTTCTGCCAAGGCGGGTGATCTGCGAGCCACTCGCAGGTTCGCTGTCAGGGGGTACCAGCGGACATGATCAGCGCGTTCGGCGTGGAACACATTGCCAAGTCTTATGTTTCTGGCAAAGGCTGGGTGAAGGCTACCGATCTCACCCCTGGCATGAAGAACCTTATACGCACTCGGGCGCGGAACAAGGGACGTGGTGCTGGCGGCAGCGCTACTCCGGGTCGAAAGGTCGAAGGCCAAAGCGCCAAGGGCAGGACGGTCTACGACCGAGAAACTCGCTCGATGCAGCGACGGATCTCCACCGATGTGCTCGACAGTGGAGACAGCAGGCTTAAGTCACTGGGCTACCAGGTGTTGGGCCATTCCCAACCAAACGGTCGTGGTGGTGGCATCTTGCGTATGAACCCAAGGGGTGCGAACCAAGAGGCGACCTACCGACACGAGCTGGCGCATCTAAAGCCCAAGCGGAATCCAGTACGGCTTAGTGAACGTACTGCTGACTCTCGGAGGCTGGGCAGAGAAGAAGGTCGAGCTGACTTCATCGGCAACCGAGGCAAGCGCACCCCTGGCTCCTATCCTGGCAACAAGCAGTTCCAGCGCGGCTACAACGAGGTGCAAAACCGAATGCATCTCAACCGCAAGCCCCGCAAGTTCGAGGTCGACTCGAAGGGGACGACAGTGCAGAAGTCTGCCTTCGGTGTGCTCCACAAGGCACTCAAGCTCGGCAAGCCAGTGTCTGCTGGTATCGAGACCACTGACCGGCTCAACTCGGCGCAGAAGGTCAAGACTGGTCAGGTGCTGCCCAAGAAGGGCAGGCTGAGGAAACTATGAGTTCTGTTGCTTCAGCAGACATCCACCGACTCGCCTCAGCGCTGCGCGAGTCTGCTGGCGATTCAGAGATCACCACTCACAACGTGCTGGTCCACTCGGCCAACTACATCAAGGCCGACATGGAAGCTCGGGTACCAGTCCGGACTGGTCGGCTGCGTCAGTCGATTGAGGTCAAGGTGTTCACCGACCGAGTGGTGATCGGACCTGATACTGAGTACGCCGCGTATGTGGAGTTCGGCACCAAGCCGCACGTGATCCGACCTCGCAACAAGAAGGCGCTGTCCTTCTACGTCGGGGGTCAGCGGATCGTTGTTACCAAGGTGAACCATCCGGGCACCAAGGCACAGCCTTACGTTCGGCCCGCGTTCGAGGCATGGGTAGATACCTTGGGAACGTTGGTCGCTGAGGCCAACGTGAAGCGACTTGAGGAGGCGTACCGGTGATCTCCACCCTAGTGCGCTCCCCGATCACTGAGCGTCTGTTGAACGAGATGAAGGAGCTGGGGCTACCTGTCGGAGACAACAACGCACCGCAAGACCCCTACGGATGGCAAGGCGAGCCGAACAGTGACGGCTCGAACTTCATCCCTTGGATGGTTCTCACCGCTGGGGCTGCATCGGCTGGCACAGGCTCGTTCGGAGCAAGCGCTAGCGAATGGCGGCTGCCTTACACAGCTTTCTACGCTGGAGTTACCAGGACACAGTTGGAGTGGCTAGCCGACCGTGTGAGAGTCAAGTTGTGCAACATCGAGCGGGAGAACGTGGCCACGGACACCGGAGCTTGGCGGATCCAGCAGATCCGCTGTACCTCCATGGGAGGTACGAACAGGATCGGTTCCACCTTTCCTGACTACTACACGCAATCAGATCTCTTTGAGGTCTGGCTATCGAAGGAGATTTGACATGCCTCGCAGCAAGGAGATCCGCATCTCCCACCCCGACCTTGAGACTGAGGCTGTGGTGCTGGAAGAGAGCCGCCGCGTCTACGAGAACGCTGGCTGGACAGTTGTAGATGATGGAGTTAGTGAGCAGGAAGGTGTCGAGCAGCCAGTTGCTGAGCCGGTTCAGCAGCAGAGCGAAGTTCGTCGCACCACCACCCGCACGGCGAGTGCTGACGAGAACAAGGAGTAAGTGATGGCCCGGATCATCCCTAACGAGAACACTTGGATCGGGTTCACGCCGACCATCGCTTCGGCCAATCTTGTGCCTACGCTGGCCGAGGTTACCGCTGCGGTGGACCTGACCAGCTTCGTGATCTCGCTGAACGCTTCGGCCCGTGGTAACGCTGTTCCCACGCCGTCGTTCGACTCGCTGTTCGAGACCTCGACGGCTGGTACCTCTTCGGCTACCTTCGACGCCGACTTCTACCGTGACGACGCTGCGGACAACGACATCGCTTGGGAGACCCTCCCGCGTGGTACCCGTGGCTTCTTCATCGTGCAGCGGTACGGCTCTGGTGGCACTGCTCCCACCACTGGTGATGAGGTCGAGGTCTGGCCGGTGATGGTGACTTCGCGGACGATGGCCAACATGAGCAACAACACCGTGCTCACCTTCACGGTCTCGTGCGCGGTGAACCTGGAGCCGAACGAAGCAGCCGTTGTCGCTGCTGCCTAACAACTGAACAACGCAACAACCCTCCTACCGCCCAAGGAAGGCAGTTCATGTCCAACGACTCGGCTAAGGCCGCGGAAGCTCGTCAGAAGCAGAGTGAGGTCTCCAAGGCTGCGACTCTTGACCTGTTGAAGGGAAAGAGCCGCGCCAAGGAGACTTTCACTATCTACCTCACCGACGAGAACGGCGAGCAGCAGGAAGTGAAGCTCACCTACCAGGCCATCGGTGCTCGGGAGTACGACCGACTGGTGGCCAAGCACCCGCCGACTGCAGAGCAGCGGGTAGACGGGGCCAACTTCAACATCGACACCTTCGCTCCTGCACTGATCTCTCGGGTGTGCGTGGACCCGGACATGACCGAGAAGGACGCCAAGGAGATCTGGGAGTCACCGGAGTGGTCTCGCGGTGATCTGATGGTGCTGTTCCGTCACGCTGTGGAACTGAACAACCGGGGTCTCGACATCCCTTTCAACGGCAACGGCTGAGGATAGATCCGAACTTCTACCTGGAGATGTCCTTCTGTTATGAGCAAGGCATCCCACATTCGGAGTTCCTTAGCTGGGAGCCAGAAGATCGGGCCAAGACCCTGGCGTTCGCCTTGGAGCAGGCCACACGGTGCAGCATGTGTGGCACTGCTCCTTGGGAATGGGAGGAGAGCCGGTTCGCGTACACCGTGGTGGATGAGTTCTGTCAGGGCTGCTACCAGAAGTCGGTGTACAACGATACGGAATCCAGTTCTTTGCCAGGGACAAACGTCAAGCTGGTGCCTACTACTCCTATGATGAAGGCGAAGATGACTGTCCAGGCTAAAAAGAGGCAGAAGCTTCGTACTGAGGAGTAGCGGATGACCCAGCAGCCTGTGGAAGCGAATGTTGTCCTCCGGGCTGATACGTCCGACTACAACACCCAGATCAACGCCTCGGCTGACAACACAGCCAACCTCGGCACCGCCATCGATTCGCTTTCCGACAAGCTGGATCGTCTCTCCAAAAACGCTGGTCGAAAGCTGCTGTCGTTCTCGGCGGCTGACGTTGCTGGCATCACCGCTGCTACTGCTGCCTACGGCGCTTTCGAGGCGCAGATGGAGCGGCTGCAGGCTCGTTCTGCGATGCTCAACCGAGCAGTGGTGGACCAGGAGCGGACCTTCGCTGGCTACACCCGCTCGGTGAACAACCTCCGTTCTCAGTTCGGTACTGCTACCTCTGAAGCCACCGCGCTGGTGGAGAGCGTCGAGCGGATGCGGGACAACACCCGCCCGGTGGACCGACTGGCTGAGTCCTTCGTCAAGCTCGGCGCTGCTACTGGTGAGTCCTCGGTACAGCTCTCGCAGTCGATGCTGCAGTTCCAGCGCACCATGGGAACCACCCAGCGCGACACCGAGACACTGAACAACACCCTGGCTGGGCTGTCGGCTTCTTCCAATGCTTCGGCTCAAGGCATCCTTGAGTTCAGCCAGCAGATCGCTCCGGTCGGTCGGATGATCAACATGACCTCCACCGACATCATGGGGGTCTCGAAGGCGTTCATCTCTGCAGGCCAAGACGGCTACCAGGCTGCGAACGCCTTCAACAAGATGGTCAGCGACATCGCGTATGCGACCCAGACCGGCTCACCGGACCTGGCGAAGTACGCGAACCTCATCGGCGTCACCATGTCCCAGTTCAAGGAGATGGACCAGACGACGGCCATCATCCGGGTCTTCGATGAGCTGAACCGACAGGGACCGCAGGCGATCACCACGCTGAACCGGATGGGCCTGGACGGTATGCGCACCATGCGTGCGATCACCGCGATGTCTCAGCAGTCTGGCGGCATTGGTGCCGCTATCCGTGAAGCCCGAGGTATCGAGGGCGGCACCTTGGAGCGCGGCTCGGCAGCCGCGATGGATGGCTTGATGGACTCGCTGAAGCGACTCCGCTCTGAGCTGACCATGACTGCGGAGTCGTTTGGCTCTCGGTTTGCCAAGCCAGTTGGTGGTGCGATCAATGTGATCGAAGACCTGGCTGGCTCGGTCAGAAGCCTGATGTCAGGACCACTGGGTGATCTGGCTGCAGTGGTGGCCGGTATCGCCGCACCGTTCACTGCAGTGGCAGGTGCCATTGCGTTGGCATCCAAGGCGATGCTCGGATTCGCTGGTGCCTCGATGCTGTTGAAGGGTTCCTTCGCACGCGGTATCGGCGAAGGCCGACAAGGATTCGGTCGAGAAGCCATCATCAACCCGCTCACTGGCGCACGTACTTTCCAGTGGACTGGCGCGATGGGTCAGGAGATTGACCGGAGCGGCTCGTTCCTGCAGAACTGGGCCTACGGCGCTGGTAACCGGATGGGCGGCTTCTTGCCCACTCCCACTCAAGGACCGAACCGATACCAGACCTGGATGCACCGGGTATCTGGTGGCGCATTCGGGCAGGCACCGCCGCCTGCCAACCCCTTCTCACGAGCGGCTGGTGCTGGCCTGTCGGTGATGGGCTGGGGTGCTCGGATGATCGGGGATCAGTTCTCCCCGATGTGGTACGGCGTGCCTGGGATGCAGGGGCTGGACAACCCCACCCAACGGCGTCGGCTGTTCAACGCTCGTCATCTGACTGACTACCACCCGTTGCGAGCATTGGGGAACGCCGCTAGCGCAGCCACTGACGCGACGATAGCTGGGGCAGGAAGCCTGTCCAGCTCTCTTGGTGGTGGCGCTCTGAGTCGCGCTGCTGCGATGGCTGATGCGCGTCGGCAGATCTCCAACTTCGACATGACTCGGCTGCCGGGGATGCAGGCCCAGCGGCAAGAGCAGTTGGCCAGGGATGCGATCCGGCCCAGCCTGAAGGGGTTGGACGACCTCAGCAAGGCGATGGGCGAGACCACCAAGCAGACCCAATCGCTGGGTCGTGGTTTCGGCAGCCTGATGCGCGGCATGGGCTACCTGGCTGGCTCTGGTGCGATGGCAGCGGGCGGCACCATGGCTACTGCTGGTCGGTGGGCCGGTCGTGGGCTGATGGGTGCGGGTATGGCGCTGGCTGGCCATCCGCTGCTGTTGGCGGCTGGTGTTGGCGCTGGCGCGTGGTGGGCACGCAACAGGATCGTTGAGGACGAGCAGTACACCGGTGGTGATCAGTCCGGGATCCTAAGCCCGTACATGCAGATCGGTGGTGTCACTGCCCCGGCTGGCTTCACTGGTGTTGCGGCGCGTACTCCACCGCCGCCGACTTCTGCTGCTGATGCTGCTCGGATCTCTGCTGAGGACCGGCGTCGAGCTGAGTCCGATGCTTACCGGATCCAGAACCAGATGGTGAAGGGGCTGAGTAAGTCTCAGGCCATCGCTCGGATCGCTCCGCAGTTTGCGCTGATCAAGAACAGCCCTGAGGCGATTGACGCGCTGGCCAGCGACCTGACCCGCAGCTTGGGTGGTGCTGAGGCACAAGACGTGATGGACGCCCTGACTGGTGGGCAGGGCAACACCCAGCGGAACCGCTCGCAGTTCATGAGCGGGGCACTGAACCAGAGCGCTCGGTCCTGGTACCACGGCACTCGCGAAACCACCGCTGACATCCAGAAGCCGCTGGCTGAGCTGGCTGGGATCTACTCCGACCGAGTGGATGTCGTTGCTGCTACTCGTGGCGAAGAGGCCGCTGCGCAAGAGCAGATCAAGCAGATGCGCGAGTCGCTTGGCATGTTCGTGCGTCAAGGTGGTTTGGGCGCTGGCATGACCGAGGAGCGCGGAGCCTTTGGTCAGTGGTTCGGTGAGCAGTTCATCGGACAGGGTGCTCGGCTTAACCTGAGCGGGCTGATGGCCGCTGAGCGCCGGGGCGAACTAGAGGGGCTGACTCCAGAGCAACTCCTGCGCAGGGCGCTGGATGAGGGTGCGTTCAACACTGGCGCACGCGGTGAAGAGGTAGGCGTCTCTGCGCGCCACCGTCGCCAGATGCTCAACCGGCTCGGCATTGATGAGTCGCTAGAAGGCAGGCAAGCCACTGCAGCCATCACCGATGCGCTGAGCGCCACCTACTCCGCTGACGCGATGCAGCGGAATCCCAACTCGCTGGCAGCTCGGGTCTCTCGACTGCCGGGGATGATGAATCAGTACGGCCACAGCGTGTTCGGTGACCCGCTGGTGCGTCGAGCGATGACTACTGGGGCCGAGGACCCCAACACCCAGCTTCGAGCCGCACAGACGGTGCTGGAGTCCGTGGAGCGCAACCTGGGACCGAACGCCTCCACCGGTCGAGTACTGCGGGCGCTGGGCAACGTCCGGGCAGAAGCGGTCTCGACTGGCGAGCCTGAGTACCAGCAGGCCCAGCTCGCTCAGCAGTTCGCCCAGCAGCAGCTTGCTTTCGAGATGCCGACGATGAGCCGTACCCAGCGGTTCTCGACGCAGATGGATGTCTTCCGCAACGCCATGATGGTGAACCCTGGCGACGAGGCGGCAGTCCAGCTTCAAGAAGAAGCCAAGCAGCAGATGTTCACTGCTGGCGAGGACATGCGGCAGTACTTCGTCGGGCTACTCACCCAGCAGCGGGAGTTCAACATCTCCCGGCAGCGCTCGGAGGAAGACTTCGGCATCCAGCGCGAGCGGATGGAGTACGACTACGACCTGATGCGCGACCGGGCGCAGGAAGACTTCAACATCTCCCGGCGTCACCAGGAAGAGGACTACCAGCGGTCTCGGGCGCGAGCCGAGTTCGACTTCGAGCTGCAGCGTGAGCGGGCGACTGAGAACTTCTACCGTTCGCAGCGCAGGGCACAGACTGACTTCAACATCTCGCGTCGTCGTCAGGAGCGGGACTTCCAGCACTCTGTTCGGTTGATGGCTGAGCAGAGTGCGAAGAGCGTCTACAACGTCTACGAGCGGATCGGTGTACAGCGCACCTCCTCTGCCACCTGGACTCTTGCTAACTCCCAAGAGCAGGTCCGGATGATGGAGCAGCAGAGCCAGAACCTGGATCGAGTTCGGCGGATGGGGCTGAGCGACGATGTGATCCAGCAGCTTCAGCTCACCGATCCCAAGAACGCTCAACAGCTTGAGCGGATGATCGGTGATCTGGCAGACAACCCGCGCCTGGTGCAGCAGTTCAACCGACAGATCGCACGTCGGGTTCGAGCTGCACGGGATCTGGTCACCGACGAGTCCTCGTCTGAGTGGCAAGAGTTCACCCGCCAGCACCGACTGGCTCGGCGGCGGGCACAGACCGACTTCGACCGACAGATGCGTCAGAGTCGACAGGACTTCAACCGCTCGATGCGACAGTCCAACGAGGACTTCGAGCGGGCGATGAACAACCAGGCTGAAGACTACGAGATCGCACAGGATCGGCAGTCTGACGCCTTTGAGCGCTCCATGGATCGGGCTGCGGATGACTTCGACACCGCTACCGACCGAATGGTGCGGGACTACAACCGGTCGATGGATCGTGCTGCAGAGGACATCGCTCGGATGGCACGGGTGATCGACGGTGATCTGGAAGACGTGCTGGAGCGAGCCTCCCGGCGACTTTCTGGCCATGCCAAGCGGCAGGCCGACTCCGTGCTCGGTGAGTTCGATGACCTCAAGAGTCGTACTTCGCCCAAGGCCATCGACATCATGGAGACGCTGGCTGACATCTTCGGGGTGGACTACAAGGCACCGAACATCAGCGGCGGTGGCTCACCTAGCGCTGCCAACACTCCTGGTGCGCAGAACGCTCACGAAGACAAGCTCCGGGGTAACGACTACGGCGCTGCTACTGGTGGTGTGCTGCCGGGATGGTCGCCTGGCTACGACAACATGACCTACAAGGGTCCGACTGGCACGCTGAAGCTTGCTGGTGGCGAGGCGATCATGGTCCCGGAGTGGACCAGGATGATGGGTGGTCCCGCTGCTGTCGAGGCAATGAACCGAGCGGCCAAGTACGGTGCCAAGGAAGAGCTGCACAGCTTCTTCCTCGGTGGTGTGATGCCGACTCAGGCCCAGGAAGTCACGCGGCATACTTCCAACTACGGCTTTGCTACCTGGGCTGGTGACCTCAACGATCCTGGTGATGAGACCGGCGACCCGGTGGTGGCCTGGAAGCCTGGCACGGTGGCGCAGGTCCGCGACATCGGTGATCGGTCCTATGGCCGTTACATCGTCATCGACCACGGCAACCAGACCTCCTGGTACGCCCACCTGAGCAGGGCGTCGGTGGAGCCTGGCGAGCAGGTCGGTGCCGGTCAGCGCATCGGTAACGTCGGTGGCTACGGTCGAGTCACCGGTCCC